TCTAATACTTGTAATTTCTCATTTGTTTGACCTGTACCTAATCCAACATTAACCTCCATATCGTAAGAATTTTTCCATTGTCTTACATCCATCGGTACAAAGTTATTATTTAATCTAACAATTTGTGGTTGTGTTGCGTGTTTTGTTACTAAATGTAAAATTCCTTTAAATAATTGCTTAACACCCGTTTCAGCAAATACTCGTGCAATTAATTCAATCTTACCCTGACTAGCAGATACAATTTGATTTACAGCACTTGCCGTTGTTGATTGAAGTGCATCTGGTTCTAAACCCATACTTGCTTTATTTAAACCCGTACGAGATTCTTTTATTTGATCTAAATAATCAAGTAATGGAAAACTTTGATTAGCTATTAATGGTGTTGTTAATGGTTGAACAGCACCAGCTTGTTTTGCCCTGATGATACCTCCGGGATTGTTATTTATTATATCATCTAAATTAACCTGCCCGTCAACGGCTACTAATCTTGTGTTGTTTGATAAATATAAATTATCTAAAATTTGTCTGAGTACAGTTGATTTAATTAACTGCAAATCCATAACTTGTTCAGCTAACGATACACCAATCATTCTGTGTGGCATTAATATCGGTGAACATACGGCAAAAGGAATATGGTCAAATGGCTCATTCATAAGAATATGATAGCCTTGTCCAATAGCACACACCCTTCTCAATTCAGGAATTTTATCATCATCAACATCAACACGAATATATGCCTCGGTGTACATTACTTTTCGTTGTGATTCATCTGTTGGATTGTATTCAGGTGAACCCGAATCTATATCTTCAAAACGATTTCTTTTTTCTTCTTCTTGATCTAATTCTTCACCACTTCCTGCATATTGCATTACTTCATCAAAATCATAACCCATGGCTACTAATTCACCCACACTCATTTCTCTCCTATGAGCAACGAAGTCGGCATCTGCTAAATTTTTAGTGTGACGTTGAATTAAAAATTCTTCTTCAGGAATATTAATTATTTTTATCTGACCAGATGTAGTTTTCTTTTTTATCTTAACATCATAAAGCATGGGTATTGGAATCACATTTCCCATTTCGTCAGTTTGTTCCTCTATATCTTCATTTATTGGTCTTGAATCTTGTTCAATAATTTCAATATTGTCATCAGATGCCATTATTGTTAATTCATCTAAGGTTAGACCATTATACGTTTCTTCAGTGACATCCTCAGATTCATCCCAATAAAACTTTAATACACCTAGTTTAAATAATAAGGCTGATTTAAACCAATTATGAAATAACGTAAAGCCATCATTTTGATCCACAATATAATTACAATATTGTGTTGCCTGAATAGATGCCGAAACATCTTCTTGTTGACGAGGTACAAAACGAACATATTCTTTACTTGATGTAAAAATTCGCATAACTGATGGCATAACCATCTCAATTACTTCTTGCACATCTGAAGTTACAACTTTTGACTTTCCCGATTGCTCATTTCCAAATTCTTCTGAATTGTAATAATCTTGAACTTCAATTCTAAATCCAGACAGTTCAGTATCATAATAATTTAAAGCATCTTCCATACGATTTTTAACAATCGTTTGTAATTGCTCATCAGTCATTTTTGGCATACTTAATTCTTTTCTTTTTTATAAATAAATGGCGAATAACCATTGATGGTAAAATTTTTATTAAATAAATTACTTATTTTTTCTTCTTTTTTTTTGCAGTCTTTTTCTTTTTTTTTCCATAAGTGTACATCATCGTTTTCTCCTTTTTTTAAATGTTGCTACTTTACTCATTGGGTTTGCTCTTTTGCGAGTAACCGCTGATTTTATTTGTGCCTTAGTCATTTTTTTGGCTGTGGCTAACGGTACACATTTTGGATAACCACGTTTAGAATTTTTAGCTGACTTACGTCCACAAGGTTGATACTTGCCTTTTTTCTTAGGACTAGCAATATCCACCCATTTTTCTTTTTTAAACCATTTGGTTAAACCGCCTTTAGGCTTTGCCATTATGTAGTCCTATATTTACCACCACGTTTTTTGTAGGTTCTAACTAACCAAGCTGAACTATAAGCTGAGGGTGTAACATCAAATTTTCTTTTCATTTCTGCCTTAACACGTGCATATAGCGAAGGGTTAGTGGGTACAGCCTTTTTCTTTTTTGTGGATTTTCTTTTTTTAGTCATTATAGCCTCGTGGGAAAACTAATAATTGTTGATTAGGATTAACGTCAAAATTATCATCTCTTAATCCATAACTGACCATTCTATTTTCAGGATTAAGTCTTTGTTGATTATTTAAATCCATTCTTTTTTCTGTTAATCGTGCCTCTGCCTCTCCTGCCAATCTTTTATATCCCTCATAAGGTTTATCATAATTCATCATTGTATTATCATACACACCATAATCAGCCTCACGACCCAAACCAATACGTTTTTGTAAATTTTCTATTTCAAATGTATTAGGAAGTTTATCTTGTTTTTGTTGTAATGTTCTAATTCTATTTTTTATTTGTTGTGGTGTTTTGTCTTTATAAAATGTTTCATAATTTGAGTATTTAAATTTTTGCGAGGTTGGGTTTTGAGCAACATTTTGAAAGTCTAATGCTGATTTAGCTTTCATTTTATCCTCTTGTCTTTTTGCAAGAAAATTTCCAACTTTACGAGCATATTCTAATCGTGAACCGCTTTTAGGCGGTAGACCTATTTGTTTGTACATTTCATCTCTCTCACGACTACCAAGTTTCATAAAATCAAAATTATTAAAAGCATCTTTAGGTCTATTAATATTTTTTAAACTATTTAAATAATCCAAGTCATACAAATATGACAACTCATCTCTAGTTTGTAATGCCTCAGTTAATTTAGGGTTAGTAAATCTGCCCTCCCTAAAACTTGCCAATCCACTAAAAGGTTTTTCATTAACCCCTTCCAATTTTTCAACCCTCGCTTTGACATCAGCTTGTGGGTAGAATTCATATGATTGAATATTACCCCCTTTTGCAAAGTTTTCTGTATCTTGTATGGCGTGTTGAATTTCGTGTAGTATAACTGATCTTTTTTCAGTAGGTGATAAATCTTTTCTAATATTTATAAATTGCCTACCATAAGCATCTTTTAAAAAATAACCTGATGAACCAAATCTCATATCTTCTTTATCTAACTCACCAATTCTTATGTTTTTTAACTCAGGGTAATTTTTAAACAATTCTTCGTGATCTAAATATTCATCAAGTGTTGTTGATAGATAAGTTTTATTATTTGGTAATTCTACTTGCACTCTTGCATCTTCAAAAGCATTTGGTTTTAATTTAGCTTTATCATCAGGAATTTCTCTTCGCCATTTACCATCAACACCTCTAAAGAAACCCGTTTGTTCAAATATTTCACCATCTGAAAATTGACGATTTCTGCCAACTCTACCTTTTTCCATCTCAATAGCTTTTTTGTACATTTCAGGGTCAGATTGTTCGGCTTTTTTACCGACAAACATACCAATAGACCCTTTAGGTACTCCACCTAAACTTGCACCCGTCAAGGCTGTCCCACCATAAGTCAAAGCAAAATCAGTTGCCTCTTGTGGTGTAATCATTTTTCCTCTTACTGCCTGAGCAGGTAACGTAAAAGATTTAAATAACTGGGCGGGTAAGGCACGTAAAAAATTAGGGGTAGCTAATTCTGCATTTTGTCTAAATTCAGTAAACGATTGTGGTTTAGGTGCATTTACTGGATAGCGAATAGGTAATATATTACTATACCTAAAATTAGGATCACCCTGACCAAAATCTAATAAATTTTGATATATTCTTTGTTCGTTGTCTAATAATCCCATTTCTCATTACGTACCGACTTTGCTCATAGCCTTCTTATGTGCTTGAGTAAACGTTAATGGATTTCTTGATCTGGTCATAAGTCGGGTCATCTCATCGATATGCTTTTTTGTATGCCCGTGTGCCTTTTTATGCCTAGCTAAAGCATCTTTTTGTCTTTTTGTTAATTGTTTTACCATTTTTTACAACTCCAATATCGGGCGGTGGTTTTATCTTTAGCCGTAGAACAACGATGTCTTGCCCGAAAACTTTTTCTACGACTCGGTTCGTTTTTGCGGATACGCATATTTGGATCACCAAACGTCACCCTAACTACGTTATCGTTTTTGTTTTTCACAAAAACTTGAAATTTTTTTTTACCAAAACTGGTCTGCCCTTTTCTAATCCTAGAAGGTTTGTTAAGTGCTACCTTTTTGCCTTTATATTCCGCCATAACTCATACAACCCAGTTCATGTCACGTTCTATCGGTCTGTTCCATTTATAATTTCTATTGTTCGCTGTAAAACTACTGCGTGAGCCAAACGTCAAACATAACGCATCCGCTTTGTCTGGCGAAGAAAATCCACGTTTTTTAAGTTGCTCTTTTGATTCAACCTTAATCTTACCATTAGACATAAAACTATAACGAGGTGCTGTTAATTCAGTTATTAGTTCCTCATCTTCTGGCATCTTACAATTTCTTGATTCAAACCATTCACGGCACAAAAACCACAACTCATCACGAAGTCGCATATACTTTTCTTGCATACTTGGTAATTCAGCAACATTGATCGCTGACACCTGACAATCTAATAACTCTTGCAACCTATCCGCAACACCTGCACCTAAACCAATCGCATCAATCAATATTTCTTGCGGTCTTTTACTGTAGGGTAATGCCTCATATTCAGCAACAATTACACCCACAGTTTCCATAAGGTCTTTACCTTGCCACACTTTAATTGGCTCTAATAACGTATTACCTTGTCTTTTGGCTAAGGCTGTTTTATCCGAACCAAATCTAGCTACATCACAACCCCAAACAACTTCTGTTTCGTCAACTTCTACATCCCTATCGTGACTTTCACTTATAAGATGTAAAGGAATAATTGCATCCTCATTAGTGTCTGGAAACTCACCTAATACACGAATACGATACACATTTGAGTCAATACCATATTTTTTTTCCATATCCGCTATGAAATCAGGATTGACAAAATCAGAATCATGACAACTAACAGTATATCGTTTCCATCTATCTCGCATCTTATGGTGCGTGTCATAAAAATATCCACTATTTCTCGTGGGGTTACCCGTCAATATAACTTTAGCACCCTTGGTGGATAAAGAACCTTCAGCCGTTTCAAACACAATATCTGGAATACCCGATGCCTCATCGCATATAAACAACATATTAGGACTATGAAACCCCTGCAAAGATTCTGGACTTTCTCTTCTGCTAGTCACAA